AACGGAAACATACGGCGACGGTACCGTTGAACTTTTGGAGGGCGGTTCGCACCAATCCGGGGACGACGTGGATTTAGGAACCAAACCGGATGGAACCCGGAGGCGTGCCGAGGGCGGGGAATTTTTCGCCGTTATCAATAAACGTAATTCCCGCCGTTTCCGTCGTTTAATCCCGGACGTAATAAATAGTTTGAACCGGGGAACATTCCCCCAAAAGTACCTTAATGCCTACAATACCGACGGCATTAATGTAACGGTTCAACAAAATAACGCACCGGATTTGCGGGATTTAAAAGACGATGTAAGGGAGATTAAGGAACAAAACCGCCGCCGTCGTTACGTCGATGGCAACGGCAATGTTATTGAGGTTTACAAGAATTTGACACGTAAAATTAAAAATTGATATGAACCCGATTTATAGACATTCATTTGTAAATGCGTTTTTAGCGAACGGGGCGATAAGTCACATAACCGGGAACATAAACGGGAATAGTACAAAGTTCTATTATACCCGTACTTTTGTCCCGGTTGGGAATGTGTACCCCCGCAAATTGTTTCAGAATTTCACCACGCAATCCGGGGGCGCATTTTACGATAGCAATAAAAAGATTATCGGCGGTTGGGGGAGCGACCCGTCCGCCACAAATACGGAATTTGACATACCAAGCAATGCCGCATATATCCGGTTTAATGTAATCAAAGCGCATTACGCCAACGGGACGGCATGGTTGAGATTGGGAACGTTGGACGCCCCGAACGTCTTACAAGGTCAAACCGTGCATCCGATTTATAAGGACGATTTGGCAAAGGAGTACGAATTAGAAACCAACCAACGGTTTTATCGTGCCAAATTATCCGGCAAAATTACCTTTGTCCGGGATGATTACGACTATATAAACCGTCAATCGTTCGACAATGAATTTTTGTATTGCATTGAAAAGAGCGACGACGGCGGGCGTACATGGTTCCAATACTTTCAAGGCAAGTTTATGAAAACCGATTGCACGTTTACCGATTACGATAAAAAGGTTGTTGTACAACCGGACGCAATCGACGATTATAACGACGTTTTGGCAGGATTGGAAAAGGAATACAATTTAATTGAGTTGGCCCCACAAATCGAATTTCTTACAATAAGAAAACGCCCATTGATACAAATATACGTTCCCGGAGATAGTATCGTTTCGTGCTTTTTGGGCGGCACGAATTGGGAACAAGACGCAAACGCCACGACTGACCAAAACGCATTAATACAAACCTATCATTTTGCACTATGTAATATTTTGAAAGAAATACAAATTACGTCGCACGGTTCCCCGGAGGTAATATCCGGGCTTTATATTGGGCGGATGTCGACGGGTGTAAGTTCTGATGAATTTATGGGAGATTTATACCCGGAATTAAATGTAAATTATTATATCCATATTGCACAAAAACGAGTTGCGGGTGGGCTACCTATTGGGCTAGCAGGTGTTGAGATACGCCGCCGTTCTGATGATGTGGCAATGTTCCGGTTTACAAAGATAACGCAAGAACCTTTTGATACGTTGGAATTTGATTTAACCGCCGTTGAGGGTTCCGGAGCAACGGGTACGATGCACGCCGATATGAAAAGTTATAATATATACGCCCGATATTTGGTTGATGTTGATAAAATAGACGATTTAGATACATACCCGTTGTCGTCCGATGATATTGTAGATAATAATAGAAATTACCGCCGGGCAATTGGTTACGCAATCGACGTGGCATTTATATCTAATAATTTTTCAGATACGCCGACCGAGTGGGGATTAGCCGGCAGTGGAAAGTATTTTGAGCCGCCTTATTCCATATATGGACAAACGTTTTATCCAATCGCCCGGTCAACGTGGCGTTATGCGTCGTTATGGTTTGGGTTTTATCTGATGGATTGGATATTAGAGGAAAAAGCCCGAAAAGCATATACTTTGCGTGATGCGTTTACATTGTCGTCATGTATCAATGTGCTATTAAAAGAATTTGCGCCCGGAATAACGCATGAAGCGACGCCGGAATACAGCCAATTTCTTTATAACACAAACAATCCTATTTCCGGGCAGTCATTTAAGTTGCTAATAAGTCAGAAAAGTAATATCATTAATGGAGAATATCAGTCCCCGGCGCAAAAAGCCCCGGTTACATTGCAACAGATTATGACGATGTTACGGGATATTTACAAATGTTATTGGTATATTGAGGACGGAAAATTTAAGATTGAACAAGTAAGTTGGTTTAGAAATGGCGGTTCGTATGGACATAACCCGATTATTGATTATAATTTAACACAATTAGAAAACGTTAGGAACGGCAAAAAATTAGCTTTTGCAACGTCTGAATATTCATTTGACAAAGTAGAAATGCCGGAACGTTATCAATTTGAGTGGATGGATGATGTAACAACACCATTTGAGGGTTTACCAATAGAAATTACGTCCAAATATGTAACAGCCGGGAAAATTGAAGAAATTAACATATCAAATTTTACGTCTGACATAGATTTGATGTTGTTAAACCCCGGTGCAATTAGTTCCGATGGATTCGCATTGTTTGCAGCAGTTACGCCGTCCGGCGGCGGACAATTGGAATTGCCTTTCACAAGACAAACCGTTGATGGCGTAGAATATTTTTTGCAAAATGGATATTTAGCGTTTATCAATATACAACCGACATATTGGGTTTATGATATGCCCGCACGGAATTTCAAAATAAATAATTCCCCATATTATGCTATGGGAGGATTGGAACGTAAAAAGAAACAAACATTGAATTTCCCGGCAGGAACCACAGACCCAAACCCGATGCAGTTAGTTAAAACATATATCGGTAACGGTCAAGTTGATAAACTTTCAGTAAATTTGTGTAGTCGAAACATTAAAGCAACGTTGAAATATGATACAGAATAACAATATAAGCGTATTGCCGTGGTACACGTCAATAGAGCAGCAGAACCACCGTAAAAGTTACGCATACGGGCAAATATACCCATTGTTCGCACCGGCTGATAGATTATTGCCGTTTCAGATAATAAGAAATACCCGTTCAAATTCTGTTACGTCTGTTATTCTATATGATAAAACCGGAAAACAAATTGCAAATATAACAACATACATGAGGGAAACCGGATTGCAAGTTGTCCGGTTTCAGTCGTTGGGATATGATGTAATATTATACCCGGCAATATTACCCATGCCGTTAAATCAGTTTGACGGAATTTATTATTTGCGGTTATCTGATGGCGTTCAAACGTGGTATTCTGAAATGTTTACGGTTGTGCAGGACGTTTCCGGTTATTTGAAAATTGATTGGTGGGACATTGAAAATTTAGTGTTTGACGCCGGACAAATAGTTTATAAAAATCCGACATTCAAAAACATGTTATATCTTTGTACCGAGTTAGGAAAACCGGATTATGAATTTGAAGAGGACGGCGAGGAAAGGGACGGTTATTTTTTCCCGGAAAAACAAATTTCGGTAAAGACGTTCAAATGTACTATATTGGCACCGGAATACTTATGCGATGTTATGCGTTTTATTCGTATGGCTGATTATATACACATAACGGATAAATACGGCAGGGAATACGATTGCGATACGTTTCTAATTACCCCAAAATGGCAGACGCAGGGAGATTTGGCGAGCGTGGAAATAGAATTTCAGACAGCAACCGTCGTTAAAAAAATAGGTCGTGGATATTTAGGGGCAAATATTGGCGATTTTAACAGCGATTACAATAATGATTTTAATAACGATTAAATTAATTAGTTATGGCGAATTATCAAGAATTAAAACAAGCGATTGCGGATGTTATAAAAACAAATGGCAATCAAGAAATTACCGGGGCAATACTTCAAAATGTATTAAAAAGTATTGTATCTGTAATTGGAGAAAATGCGACATTTGCAGGAATAGCCATACCCGGCACAAATCCCGGAACACCCGATGCAAATGTATTCTATTTGACTACAACAGATGGTATTTATGTAAACTTTGGCAATATACAAGTAAATCCAAATGAATTGGCTATAATATATACGGACAATAATATTTGGCGTGTTTATAGGCTAAATGTTCTTACAAATAAATCAATAAATGTTTATCCGGATTGGTTTGACTTTCAAAATTCAGTCGTAAAAGCAACAAATACTCTTTTCTTTGAAAAAGTTGGAGGGTTAAATATTGCCGGATTTGATAAAAGTTTAAGATTAGGATTTTTTTCTTTTGTAAAAGGACATTCAGTTTTTGGGAATAGAATTGGTTTTGCATGGGAGAAAGACCAAGTTTGGCAAAGAGGTGTTTTGTTGACTAATGTAAATTTCAATGCCCCATTTTTATATAAAATAGACGGCAAACAATACTATATAACAATAGATGTTTCGCAGGTTCCGGATAGTGAGACAATTTATATATCTGATGCCGGCACCGGAGAGATAAAATTGAAAATTAATGATAGATACACAAACTTTTCTGAATATTCAGACGTTTCCGGACTGAAAACCGATGTTGATGCACTTAAAACAGACGTTTCCGGACTGAAAACCGATGTTGATGCACTTAAAACAGACGTTCCCGGACTGAAAACCGATATATACGGTAATGGTGGATTGAACTTCTTAAAAAATCCGGATGACAATTATAGTGAAGCGGAAAGGAAAATTATTTCTGCAATTAAAAATATAGGTTTTTATGACGTACCGGAGGCAATAAAAAACGATGATATTTTTGTTAGAACTTTAGCCGCACAAACAGAAACAACGGGTGGTTCTTTTGGGCGGTTAGTATATTTCGCAAACAAAAGGATATACAATGAAACAAACAATTGGGACATAGCGTCAATATTAATTGCGCCTAGGGTCCCATGCGACTATCAAGAACATGAATTTGATGTTACGGTTTCGTCCGGAGAAATGGCAGGGTTAAGAATTAGGGTATTAATAGATTATTCGGTTTTTGCAGGAACAGAATTTTTATACGGCACAAGAATAAATAATAAAATTGTATTCAATCTATTGCGAACATGGAATGAACCGTTGAACGATAGATTGCATAAAATAGAAACGGATATATCAGAATTGCAAAAGGAAAATACATATATAATGCCGATGCAACAAAAAAATGTTGTTTTTGCGGGGTCGTCAAATGTGTGGGGCGATGGATTTTTGTTTTATTCGTATCTAAAAAAGCCAATTGATTGGTTGTATAAAAGTTCCGGAAAATATACAGCATATAATGACGTTGAAACGACAAATGGCGAAGTACAGACAAACGACGTTAAATTTATGGATGGAAAAGCAATAAAAATATCCGGAGTAGGTGCGGAAATTAAGTTTAAGCACAAAGGAAGTGAATTAAATATTTGCCAAGTGATAGAAAGAACGTCTGATTTTGCTTTAATAGGTTTATATGATGGAGATACAAAAGTTGCTGAATTTACAAACCACAACACAACAATAGGAAGCGATACAGAACAATTTTCCGGAGATGGGGCGAAAATAAAATTCAACCTAAAACGTTGCTTTACATATTCCCATGTTCTAAAGGTAAATGGAGTTTCCAAGAATATTATATTAAATACGCAAGGGTACGGCGGAACGTTCCCGGTTGGTGTTGATTGTCTTGTTATACGTTCGTTAGATGATAATGGAAACGTTATACATACATTGTATTTCAAGGAAGCACCAACAGCGGGGGCGGTAATTGATGTATCTTACAATTACGGGGAAACAATTTGTTTTGTTAAATCAACCGTTGGAGAAACAGAGAGTGGAGAAAATGAAAGTCCATACGGGGATGGAACAATTTCATACGACCCAACAAACCCGGCAAATATTAGTTCCGGTTTGGATTTTCGTTTGATTAATGAAAAATCATTTTATAAATTTTGGTTTGATTCAGATGTAGAAAGAGAAATAACCCTAAAAATAGAGGGTGGAAATAACCCGTATTTTGTATTTAATTTTGCGAGTTCCGTTTTCCATAATGTTATGAACGCAGGAATAGGAGGTTGGACAGCGGCAATTTCCAATAGTGGTTCATATATCAATAGGGCGTATTGGAATATTGCTGATTATTTCAGTCCCGATGTTGTAACAATAGGACTTACGGGAAATGATGATTGGGCAAATTATCCACGAAAGATAAAGCGTGTTTACAATGGAATAACATTAGATGAATTGAAACAATTCCCGATGTTAGAAGTAGGCGAAATTGAATATGTTAAAGAAAGTGATACATATAACGTAACAAAAAATATTGGAATAATAAAAGAGATAACAACACGCAGTCTTAAAGCCGATGAAATAATTGGTTCGGACGTTGCCAAAGGGGATTTTGTCCGAATTGGAACTTATACCGGAGATTTGCGCCAAGTACAGACCCGTAGAATTGAAACCGTTGATAATGTTCAAGGTCAAATAACATGGGCAGAACCATTGCATTTGAATGAGTTTATTTGTATAGAAACCATTGATGATTTGGTAGGGCAGGAAATTTCAATTCGTTCAATAGAACAATATATGCAACAAATGGAGTTACTAATAAGTAACATAAAAAAGATGGTTCCGAAATGCAAAATATGTCTATTCAATATTTATTATGTTGATATGTGGACCAGAGATACCGCAGAATATACATATATACAACAATGGATTGCAGAAAAATTCGATGGAACCGTATATTTCGTTGATGCGTGGAAATATGCAAGGGATTATTGCGAAAATTCGCTTCATTCAAGGGATTTTGACTTTGTAGCTGATGGAAACGATACAATAACGTTCGCTATTGACGGCGTAGGACATTGGGAAGGTATAGAAGTTTGGGTAAACAATAAAAATGTATATGGAAAAGATTGTTATCCAATAACCGGATGGTACACTACAATTGAGGATAAAACGGGAAGTGAATTAAATTGGGTTGGAACCAATAACTATTACCCACGAATTTATAAAAAAAGAAATTTTGCGATAAAATGGAAACAGAATATACCATTAGCCGGAACAGCTATAAAAGTAAAATTAGCAACCCGACAATGGTCCGCAGATTATGCGCACCCGGGAAATGGAGATTATATTGACAATTCATTGGGGCGTGCTTTAGTTTATGCAATTTCAAAAATTTAAGTTATGCAAGAACGTAACATTATCAACGGAACAACCACGGCGGTTGACAACCGCACGGAATTTATGTTGTGCGAGATTATAAAGCAATAACCAAAACGGGGGCGGTTTACCGCCGCCCCTTAACTCTTTATTTATGGACGATATGGATAAAATTTTTAGTTGGGAACAATGGCGTATGATATTCGCCACGACCGCAAGCCCGTTATTTGCATATCTGACCCCGACGGCGGGGTTTATGTATGCGTTAGTTATTATGTTTGCGTTCAACATTTGGGCGGGAATGAGGGCGGACGGCGTGGCGATAAGGAATTGCAAACGCTTTTCGTTCCATAAGTTTAAGAACGCATTGGCGGAATTGCTTTTGTACGTCGTTATTATACACGTCATTTATTCCGTTATGTTGCAATGTGGCGACGACGGGGCGGCAATGATTGTTATTAAGTCGCTTACATACGTGTTCATGTATGTATATTTGCAAAATGCGTTTCGCAACTTAATTAAGGCATACCCGAAGAAAATAGCCTTACGGATAATATACCATGTTATCCGGTTGGAATTTACACGGGCGTTGCCGTCTTATTGGCAACCAATAATCGAGCGTTTCCAAAAGGAAACCGATGACGATATTATTAACGATAAAGAAAAGGAGGTAAGAAAATGAAACCTATTGTTATTTTAGACAACGGACACGGCGAAGAAACAGCCGGAAAGCGTTCCCCCATTTGGGGGGACGGTTCCCAATTGTTTGAATGGGAGTTTAACCGTGACATTGTACGCCGTATTGCGGCGATGTTAAAAGCCGATGGCGTAAAGTTTGAAATTTTGGTACCGGAGGAAACCGACGTATCATTACCGGAGCGTTGCCGCCGTGCAAACGTTATCCATGCGGATTGCGGAAACAACGCCGTTTTGTTTAGCGTTCACGGGAACGCCGGAGGCGGCACCGGGTGGGAATGTTATACCAGCGTAGGACAAACGAAAGCGGATGCAATCGCAACCGTACTTTGTAATGAGGCGGAAAAGGAGTTTGCCCCGGATGGTTGGAAAATGCGCTTTGACCATACCGACGGCGACCCGGACAAAGAAAACCAATTTTACATTCTGAAACATACGGTTTGCCCGGCGGTATTATCTGAAAACTTTTTCATGGATACCGAAAAAGATTGCCGTTTTATGTTGTCAGACGCCGGGCGTGAACGTATTGCAAAAATTCATTATGAAGCGATAAAACGTATCTTATGAAAAAATATCTAATAATAGCGGCAATTGCTTTGGCGGTTGCCGCCGTTGTCACTATATGGGTGCAACGTTCCCGGATTAATCAGTTAACCGGGGAAAGGGACAAATACAGAACCAACACGGAAACGTTATTACAGGACGTTTCCCGGTACCAAACAAAAGATAGTTTGAACGCCGCCAAAGTTGGGGTTTTGGAGCTGAAATTGTCAGAGTTTGAAAAATACCGGGCGAGCGATGCGGAGTTGATAAAGACGTTGCAGACAAAGAACCGGGAGTTGGAAGCCGTTACAACGGCACAAATGGAAACAATAACCAAATTGCGGGGAACCGTCCGGGACAGCATTGTATATTTGCTCGGAGATACGACAACAATTGTTCTGAAATGCGTTGATATTTCCGACCCGTGGTTTTCATTAAAAGGATGCACGACGCCGGACGGGGAGTTTACCGGGACATTTGTAAACCGTGACAGCATTTTAGTTGCTGCAACCGTACAATATAAACGGTTTTTGGGGTTCCTTTGGAAAACCAAGAAAATAAAGAACCGGGAAATTGATGTTATCAGCAGGAACCCGCATACAAAAATAATGGGGGTTGAATATATAGAGATAGAAAAATAACTATCTTTGTATCGAATTACATTTGACCACATAATTAGAAATTGTTTTCAAGGATTAGCCGGGTTTGCCCCGGCTTTTTTCGTTTTGCCCATTTTTAGCCCCGTAGCGGGCTTTTTTTATTCCGGTGGATAAATTATATATCTTAGCAAAGAAAGTGGCTTAAATCGAAAATTCGACCAAAATAACTATCTTTTGAACCAAAAACAGAATTTTTTGCCATTTTTCGATAAGATAAAAAGAAATTCTTTTGGTAATTAAAATAAAGGTTGTATATTTGCATTGTCAAACAACAACGACGGGGCGTTTACCCCGAACAATTAAAAGAAAATCAAAATGGCAACAACAATTTACAACGGTTTATTATACACAACAAAAGAAATTAATCGCAATTTCCGCATTAAAATCAACGGTATTGTTGACGGTAAAAAGGTTAACAAGTTGGTAGGCGTTAAAGGATTGATTGAATTGATTGGCGTTGAAATGGTAATAAGATGTTGCGCCGTGCATTTAATGGCACCGATGATAAAACCGTTTGCAAATTGCGCAGAGGAATAAAGATAAGTTTCTATGTTAAATAATAACCGACCGGGCGGGTTCCCGGAACCAAATACAAATTCGTATGAGTTCAGAAAAAAGAAACAAATTAAGTGAGATTTTCAAATTGGCGTGGCAATTCGTAAAACGCAATGGTTACAAACTTTCAGAGGCTTTAAAATGTGCATGGTTAAACATGAAGCTAAAAGCCGAAATGAAAAAGCGAATAGTAAAATTCTATTTTCAGAAAATAGACGGTTCATTGCGTGAGGCATACGGAACCACAAACCCGGAAACAATTCCGGCAACAACCGGAACCCGGAAACCCGCCGACACGGTACAAACGTATTTCGATACAGAAAAGCAGGAATACAGATGTTTCAAAAAAGCTAATTTAATTCGTATTGCATAACCAACGCCGGGGAGTTCCCCGGCATAATTATAAATATTATGAGATTTGCATTAAGAAAGCAGGATAAAATAAAAGAAGTATTGGGAAATGAATATTTGGAAAACAATATTCTGCAAAGCCTAAATAAATACTTTGAAAACAGCGACAACGACCGGATATATTCAGATATTGAACCGGACGGGTACGTTACGGATTACGGCAACAAATACCCATTGTTGAGGATAAACGACGTTGCAAACAGCGACGCAATGTTAGAATTTGCCGTTATGGGGCAAATGTACGATGTATTGAATTTGTCTTATGTTGGTAGAATGAAAGGTTAAAATATGGACGTGATAATATTAATTTTCTTTGTATTATTAATTGCAACCCTATTATTGGGTATATGGCAAATAAAGAACCCTAAATTAAAAACCGCTGATGATTTAAGCGACGATTTGTGTTTATATTGTCCTTTGGATGATGACGAAAAAGGAACCCACGGCGTCCCAAATGGATATATAAGTTGTGAGGGGCGTTGTTGCCAAGAAGCGTATGAAATGTATATTGAGGAATGGACGGAATAACAAATTGTATGGAAAGTATAATAATAAAAGAAATTGAAATGATGTTGGAACTACCTTTGCACGAAAGACAAAAAGCGTATTTCCAAGACTTATTAAACGCCGCAAAGCCCGTTAAAATAGTTCCGGCGGCTGATGTATTGGAGGATTACGAATTGGACTACATACGGCACGTAATTAAGCCAAAGCCGAAAGAATGTTATCGAAATTCCCATTTACTTTGCGAGGCGTTCCCGGAACGGATTCTTTATTGTGAGGGAAAAACAAACGTCCCAATACCGATTGACCATGCGTTTAACAAGGTCGGCGACGCATATATTGACATAACATTTGAATTTGCGTTGCATGAAAACCCGTCAATATATGAGTACGTAACATTTGGAGAGTACGACGCAAAGACCATACGAAAAGCAGTATTGGAAACCGGATATTACGGCGAAATTTACAAATGGTTGTATTATCAGAGTAAGAAATAAAAAGACCCCCGGCGTCATAAATCAATATGCACCGGGGGAATTTTACGCAGTAACCGAGAGCGATATTTGGTTGATGCGGTACCACAAAAATATATTGTTTGCCGTAAATTGCAAAACAACCCGCAAAAATAAATTTGAAATAAAAGTATTTATCTTTGGTAATTAAAGAAATATTTGTACCTTTGCATTGAAGTTAAGCCCACGCACGGGGATAGTGCGAAATAATATGAATATCAGAAAAGACAAAGAATTGAACATTTTGGCGAAAGCATCCGGAAAGAAAGCAACAGAAGTTGAAACAATCATTGTAAACCAATTAATCCAAAAGGAAATGATACAAGACGACCCGGAATTTTGGGGATGCACTTTGTTTGATAGTATCGAACGTAACGTTCCGGCTTCTGATGTTGTCGGCATTATCAAAGCAACCGGAATTTCGGTTGTACGTTCCGAACATTTGGACGCATTTCTGAATTTGGTATTGGTCGGAAAAGGAGATTGCCCGGTATGTGGCGGAGAAATGGAAGTTACCGACGCCGATTATAAATGTTGCGGCGGCGATGGGTATTTAACCCCGTATGAATACGAACCGATATTTGAGGAAAAAACCTGCAAACATTGCGGACACGTAGAATAATAACCATAAAAATAAACAATATGAAATTAAGAGTAAATGAAGCAATCGCCCGTTCCGAGGCGAACGGAAAAAAGGTATTGAAAAAGGATATTGCAGCCCGTTTATTTGAGGGCGCAAGCGAAAGCGCACAGCAGGTAAATATGACAAATCTTTGCAACGGGACAACCAAAAGGATTGTGCCGGAATGGGTAGTAATAATTTGCGAAATGTGCGGTTGTTCCGCCGATTATCTGTTTGGAATGGAGGATTAAAACCATGAAAAAGAAGTTTATCGAAAAAATGGAAAAGATGGTTGATGTTTTCTTTTCCGATGCGTGGCAAGCAAAGGTTTTTGCAATGATATTTAGCATTTTCGGAGTAATATGTTTTATTGCCGGATTTTGGAATTATATCCATTTTTTGTTTTCTGCAATGTGTGGATTAATGGTTTATGTATTGTTTAACGAATTAAAGAGCAAATAACATGAGAGCGAAAAAGAAACAGCCGGAAAACCCGGAAAAAAGTATTGCAAACACAATGGGTAACGCAGTAAATGCGGTTAAGAAGTTGGCGGAAGCAATGGGACAATTGCCCGCCGATAAATTCCCGGAAATAAACGATGAACAACAGATTGTCCCCGGATTGGATGCCGTCGAAATAGAACAGCCCGCCGGGGCTTTTGAAATTGTGCCGGGCATGACGGTTGAGGAAATGACGGCAATGTTCTTTGATGGCGCATTAATCGAACCGCCGTATAAAGTATGGCAGCTAAACAGCAAAGGACACCGATATTATTACAAGTTTGACGACAACGGAACCCCGGAATTTTATCCGTCAGTTACAACCATATTATCGCAGACAATGCCAAAATCGGAATTTCTGATTAAATGGATTGCCGACAAAGGTATTGACGAGGCGGAACGATACAAAGCAGAACGGGCGGCGTATGGTACATTTATGCACGCCCAATTTGAGGAACTTATAATTAACCGGGTTTATGATTTGGACGGACTGAAAGCCAAATTAAAAGATTATATTGATAACAACAAATTGCCAGCCGATTTCATTTATTACGCTGATGATTTCAAAAAGGACATATTGGCATTTGCGCAATTTGTTTTGGATTATGACGTTAAACCGTTAGCCGTGGAAATTGCGTTGGTACACCCCGTTCATAATTACGCCGGAATGATTGATTTGCCGTGTACGATGTTATCAAAGCCCGGTTCAAAAGAATACATAAACGCAATTGTGGATTTCAAAAGCGGGCGCAAAGGATTTTACGAAGAAGCGGAAATTCAGTTGCATTTATATGCGATGATGTGGAACGAAAATTTCCCGGATATTCCGATTGACCGTGTTTTCAATTTCAGCCCGAAAGATTGGCGAAAGAAACCGACGTACAATTTGAAAGACCAAACAGACAGCCCGAACGCAAAGAAAATCCCGTATCTTTTGGAGTTGGCAGCAATTGAGGACGAAAAACGGGATAATACATTTACGGCGGTTTCCGGGGAAATATCATTGGATAACGAACCGGATTTGACAAACAATATTGTTTCGCTGACGTTGGCGGAACTTGTTAAAAGCAAAGCCCCGGCGGAAAAGAAAAAGCCGGAACCGGAAAAAGCCGTTACCGTTGAGGATTTGAAGAAAGACCCGGAACCCGAACCACAACCGGAACCGGAGGAAAAGAAAACCAAGACCGTAAAGAGAACCACACGAAAAACGGCAAAAACGGCGGAAAACAAGCCCGTCAAGGAAAAGAAAACCGCAAAACGTACAATTACACCAAAAAAAGAAAAAGTGGCTAAAATCGAAGAAAAACAGCCTAAAAAGCCGGAACCCGTGACAAAGAAAGATTTGTTGAATACTGAAATTGATATATAAAAGCAAGGGGCGGAAAGCCCGCCCCCGTATCTTTTTCGCCAACATGGGCGATAAGATGATGCAAAAGTAAAAAATAATTTATATATTTGCAATGGGGATAGGTCGGAGTAGCTACCGACCGAAAGGGTAAGCCAACAGCCCGTCCCCGTTTCTTATTTGTTGGCAGTTCTTAAAAGTTGGCAATTATGGAAAATGAAATTTGGAAAGACATTCCCGGATATGATGGGTATTATCAAGTTAGTAGCTATGGTAATGTAAGGTCATTAGAAAGACCTTATACAATTTGTTCAAAAACTATTATATCAACAAAAAGCAAAATATTAAAACAAGGAATAGTAAAGGGATATTATAACGTTGAATTAAATGTTAATGGAGTTGCAAAAAAAATTTTTGTACATAGACTTGTGGCATTAGCATTTATTCCTAACATTAATAATTTGCCTTGCATTAATCATAAAGATGAAAATCTATTAAATAATAGAATGGAAAATCTTGAATGGTGTACTATTGAATACAATTTGAAATATGGGACAAGGCAAGAACGAATTTCCAAAAATAGAAAAAGGAAGGTTTTACAATATTCCTCTGAAGGGGAATATATTGCAGAGTACGATGGGGCAATAGACGCTGAAAATGCTACTGGAATAAAAAGGCAAAATATAAGTAAAGTAATATTAGGAAAAAGACACACAGCCGGAGGATATATTTGGAAGAAAGGAGGCTCAAAATGAAAGGTAGAATAATGCGTAATGAACCAATAAATAGAATATCATTACCTATAATTGGGAAAATAAAAGTTGGCATAAAAGATGAAAAGGGATTGCCTAAAAGTATAGATTATTTTGTAAGCACCGGAAAATATGCAGGGCTATTTAATCAAGCATACGGGGATAAACCGCAAACAATACAAATAGTATTTGTTTATGATGAACCGGAAAAGTCATGCAGGGAAGAATATCAATATAGGGACGATGCGGGTAAATTGGTTGCATACGGCGACGGGGAAACGTTCTTTGTATGGAACGGGAAACAATATGCACAATACAGTACAAAAGATTATCCCGATTTAATGGCAGGCGTTGCGCAAAAACACCCAAACCGGGCTGTTAAGAATGGCGGCGACGGATGGATTGTAACGTTAACCGTAACTTTTATTATTCCGTTGGTTCGTGGAGTTGGCGGGGTATGGCAATTCACGACAAAGGGTACGGCGTCAACAATACCCAATATCCGTGATACATTCGACGCCATATTGGAAGAAAAGAAGTTCGTCAAAGGAATTATCTTTGATATGAACGTACAATTTGCAGTTTCTCAAAAGCCCGGCGACCGTTCCCGTTATCCGGTTGTTACGATTGTTCCTAACGAAAGCGAGGGAAATTTGTTCAAGGTAAAAGAAGCATTTAAGCCCGTACAGTTGTTGGAATAAAAAAAAAGTATTATATTTGTGGCGTAAAACAATCGACCGTTACCGATTGAAAGATATTTGCTAATTAGCTACAAAGCCCCTTTTAGATGTGTAACGGCTCTAATTGGGGCTTTCCTTTTTTAATTATGACTTACAATATTTTGATTGACCAAAGATTCGCCGTTGCAAATGAACTGACTATTGTTCAAACAACAACGCTTGCAGCGTGTATGACATTGCCAACGTGGACTAATACAATTACGGTTGATGGCATTGTTTGGTATCAATATTCAGAAACAAAAATGGTAGATGATTTTCCGTTGCTTTTTTCAATCCCTAAAAGAGTTTACAAAAACATTAAAGAACTTGCAGACAGAGGATTTATTGAGTTGAGTTCTTTTGGGAAAACAAAGTATCTAAGATTTACAGAAAAATGTAAAACATGGAACAGAAGCGAAACGGACTTTAATCAGTCCGAAAACGGACTACAAGACTATAATATTAATATACAGCAGTCCGAAAACGGACTAAACAACAGTCCGAAAACGGACTTTAATCAGTCCGAAAACGGACTACAAGACTATAATATTAATAATAATAATATTAATAATACTATGAAGAAAGAGGCTAAAGCCTCAAAAGAAAATCCAAACGGATTTTCACAAGACAATTTTTCAAACGAAGAAAAAACAGTTAAAGCAAGTATTGTTTATGGGTTTACCCCGGAATTGTTGGACGTCAGAAAACAAGTAATTGATAAAGTTGATAATTACTTTGCAAAACTTGTATTCCCATTTGATAGCGATGAATTTAAACGGAACTTTTATATTTTGATGTGTCAACCGAAATGGAGAACGTCGCAAAAGAGTTTTTCAGCGATACAAGCAAACTTAAATGGTTTGAGTAAATACCCGGAAGAATTTGCGCTGATTCTGATAAAAGAAAGCATTTCAAAAGGTTGGGCGGCGTTAGAATATGATTCAACCCCCGAAAAATACGAAAAATGGGAAAAAATGAAACGTTCCGTAAAGACAGAGCAGCAAAGCAGCAAAGAAATTGCGGATATGATGAAGTATTTAAACAATGATTTTGATTGATATGGGAGCTATTGAAAAAAAAGAAAATACGGCTTTAGAAATATATAATACCAAGCCCGGAACAAAAGCCATTGAAGTACGCCGTAGAATGATGCAATTGCCGGAGGTTGCCAAAGCATTAAACCCAGTTGAAAAATATGTTTTCGCAGCGTCAACAAAAACACCAATTGCGGAAATTGACGATGCAAAATTAGTTGAAAATCTTTCGTTGTTGTTTAAGCGTATAGCAATGGACGTTGGTTATATAATACCACAGAATGAAAATGATTGGAATTATATACAATCCCGGTTGTTGGATATTCTGAAACGTTATCACTCTGATATGACGTTGGCGGATATTAAGATAGCTTTTGAGTTGGCGACGACCGGGGAATTAGACGAATTTTTGCCGAAAGATAAACACGGGAACCCGGATAAAAATCATTATCAGCAATTCAATGCGGATTATCTTTCAAAGATATTGAAAGCGTACAAGCAAAAGCAAACCGATGTAATTGATAAAGCGTATAAGGCTTTGCCGGAACAGAAAACCGTATATACCCCGGCGATGATACGAGAGTTTGAGATAAAAAGACAATGGCGGAACCGTTATATTTTCCTTTGCTACAAATACACCGGGAAATTAATATTGGGGCTAACTGATGATATGTTTTTGTATGAATGGTTGCAAAAATGCGGGTTAGCTGATGATGTACAAGTTAAAGAGGACGACCGCAAAGAAGCGTTTGCCCGGTATATGCAGCGTGTAGCCCGTGGAATGATAAACCAATATACGGCATTTCAAGTTCGCCGAAAAGGAACCGAAAGCCCGGAAATTGATTTTACGGCGTTTGAAGTTGCCCGGAAAAAGGAGATTATAAAAGCATTTGACCGGATGATTTCCGAGGAAATGCAAGTTGATAACTACATGAAGTTTTAAATATGGAACTATTTATTGTTTGCTTTATAATTGGCGTAATAGGTTATTTTACAAAAGCGGGAGGATATAAAGATGAAAATTGAAAAATGTGGAAACATAACATTAATAAACGGGGATTGCATGGAGTTTATGCAATCCCAAAGTGATAAATCTTTTGATTTGGCAATTGTTGACCCGCCATACGGAATTGATTACGCTGCAAAACCTGCAAGGTCAAAGCATGAAAAAAAGAATTGGGATAATGATATACCAAATGATATTTATTTTGACGAACTTTTCAGAATTTCTAATAAATGTATAATATGGGGTGGAAATTATTATAAATTGCCTCCATGCCAATGTTTTATATTTTGGTACAAACAAAATCCGGTTCCTAACTTTTCAGATGGTGAGTTTGCGTGGACTAATTTTAATTGCCCTGCAAAATGTTTTGATTATAGATATTATGGAAATTTACAAGGTAAAAGTTCAGTCAAAGAAAAAAAGATACACCCCACACAAAAACCAATAATATTATATGAATGGCTATTACAAAATTTTGCAGAACCCGGTCAAAGGATATTGGACACGCACGGCGGAAGTATGAGCCATGCAATAGCCGCACATAAATTGGACTTTGATTTAACTATAATTGAAAAAGACCCGGTTTATTATGAACAAGCAAAGAAAAGATTAATTGAGTTTCAAAGACAGCAAGTTTTATTTTAATTATGAAAATTTCAGCAGTAGTGGGAATTGACCCCGGAACAAGTGGGGGCATAGTAACATGGCGACCAAACCACAATATAACCGCCATAAAAATGCCGGAGGATATAAACGACATAAGAGATTATTTGAATCATTTGAAAACAATATGTTCGCCAATTGTTTTTCTTGAAAAACTAAGTGTGCGCCCGGATGATATAACGCCGGGTGCCGATGGCGTCAATATGGGAAAGTTGTACCGAATACAAAAGATGATGGCAAACTTTGAGCAGTTGAAAGCAATCATTTCAGTTTGCGATGTTCCGTTTGTTATGGTGCATCCTATGAAATGGCAAAACGAATTGAAGTTGCGGGCAAAGATAAGCCGGAAAAAGGAGGAAAAGAGCGAGCGAAAACGCAGATACAAAGAGATTGCCGGGAATTTGTACCCGGAATTGAAACCGACATTGTGGAACGCCGACGCCACGTTGATAATGCACTTTGGACGATACATTTTGCGCAACAACCCCGGTTGGGTGCGTCAGAATTTACCAAGCAACATGCACGAACGTTTGTTTTAGCCACGTAGAGCGATTTTAATTTCAAAATGGATAAAATATACATGGAAGAAGAAAAAAACCCGCAAATCGAAAATCCGGAAAAAATAAGTATTCCGGATTTTAAAGAATATGAAATTGATAGAAACGGAAATGTGTTTAGAAATGGAAAGTTGATGAAACAGCAAACAAACACATACGGTTATAAACACATTCATTTATGTATTGGAGGGAAAGTAACCACATGTTTAGTTCATAGACTTGTTGCAATGGCATTTATTCCAAACCCGGACGGTAAACCATGCGTTGACCATATAGACGGAAATAGAAAAAATAATTCTGTTGATAATTTAAGATGGGTTACTATAAAAGAAAATAATAATAACCCAATAACAAAAGAACGTATTGGATTGTCTAAAAGTGGAGAAAATTGTCCTTTTTATGGGAAACGTGGCAAATGTTGTTTACATTCAAAACCTTTGTTTCAGTTTAAGAACGGGGAATTGATAGGTTATTTTGAAAGTATTGATGAAGCATGTAAAAAATATGGTTACGACCATTCTTTAATAACAAGATGTTGCCAACATAAAGTTTCAATTGCATACGGTTATGAATGGGAATATGCCTTTGATTATTTTATTGAATTAACAAAACAATTGCGTCATAATCAACGCAGATATTTTGCGCAACGTCGCCCGGAAATATTAGCGACCTGCAAGAAATTAGAAAGTGAAGTTGATGCAATTGTTGCTAAAATAACAGATAAACAAATGAGGCTGTTTTGATTTATGCCCGGAATGTATAACGTTCCGGGTTTGTTGTTTTTTTTTTTTTTGAAAATAAAAAGAAAAAATTTTGGTAGTTAAAATATTATGCGTATATTTGCAGTGTCAAACAACGAAAGACCCCACAGTCTAACCAAAATGCAAAAAGACTGTTGAAAGATTAAGTTCGTAAGAGTAGAAAGTAAGCAACGGTATCTACAAAGGGTTAAATGATGGTTCGGTAACCGATTAAATGAAGCTATAAAGCCAAAATCTTTCAAAGTATGACAAACACCGACCGGGCGGGTTCCCGGAAAGTAAACATTTTATTATGAAAACAACGATTTACGATTTTGATTTTGAGATTGCCGGACACGGATATTACAAAGTAACTTACACGTCCCCGGCAACGGGTAAAAGATGGACGACAACAACAAACAATATGCCTTTGATTGATGCGACCAAGAACGCAGAAGAACCGAAACGTAAGGATTTGGAAGAACTTAAAAGGATTTGTAAAGATGGGAAAGTTTGTTGATGAAGTAGGAGCAATCCGGCACGCAATGAGCGACAAAGAGTTGAACGAATTATACAAGCGTTTGGAAAATTTCATTGCTGATTGCACGGTTGAGGAAGCGAAAGAAAGCCGGGACGCATTTGTTAAGGTGCAAACAATGATATACCAAAGAATGAGAGAAACAAAAAAATAATATTAACCGCCGGGGGAAACCCCGGCACAAACCGAGAGCAAAAATGATAGTTAAGAAATTAGAATTGGTAAATTTCCAAGTAATTAAAGAGTTTAACGCAGATTTCGACGGTAACGTTTATTTCATTACCGGAGATAATGAGTTGGGAAAATCAACCGTATTAAAAGCAATTGGGGCTTTGTTGACCGGGAACCGTGACGCCGTATTGAAGAACGGAGAAAGCAAAGGTTTTGCAAAAATGATTGTCGGAGACGACGGCGAGGAATACGAGGTTGAATTGAAGTTTACAAAGGCAAACCCACGTGGCACGTTATCAATAAAATCAAAGACAACCGGAATGAAAAGCGATAACGTTTCAATGTTGCAAAAGATTTTCGGTTATACAGATTTTGACGCCGTGGAATTTTCCCGTTGGTCGGAAACAGCCGAGGGACGCCGCAAACAAATTGAAGTTGTCAAGGCATTGTTGCCGGAAAATGTACGCAAAAGAATTGCTGAAATTGATACAGAGGTTGCCGGGTTGAAAACAGAGCGTACCGGAGTGAACCGGGATTTGAAAACTTACAAATCCATATCAGACGCAGCCGGGCAGGGATTGACAACAGAGGATTTGAAAACGTATGCCAAACCAAAGGACATTACCGAACTGATGCGAGAACAGCAGGGAAACGCCCAATTGATAGAAAAGGCAAAAACCGTACGTTCGGCGTTAGCACAGAGAATGCAGCAGTTGGAGGAAATTCCGGCACGTATGGAAGTCGCCAAAGATTCATACGAAAAGGCGATTGAGGCGGCAAAAAAGGCAATGGCGATGGCAGAACAAACCTACAAAGAAACCGTTGCACAGATTGAGGAAGAAAAATCCGATTTTGAGAAACGCAAAGCAAATGCGGAAAATTGGTTGGCGAAGTATGAGGAAAACAACCCGGAAAAGTTAGATACAGCCGAGCAATTGAGAAAGGCAGAGGAACACAACAAAAAGGCTGCAAAAGTTGCCGATTATCTGACAAAGAAAAAGCAGGCAGACGACAAAAGAGCAGAAGCCGAAAAGATGGATTCAGATATTGCCAAATTATCCGCAGAGCGTGAAAAACTTATTTCGTCGGCAAAATTGCCAATATCCGGACTTTCATTCACTGACGACGGATTGGTATTAAATGACGTACCATTTATTGCCGGAAAAGTTTCAGATTCGCAGATTATGGAAGTTGCCGCAAAACTTATTATTGCCAGCAATCCAACCGTTAAAGTGTTCCGCATAGCGAGGGGCGAAAGTTTGGGCGAAAAGAGATTGCAAGCAATTATTGATATTGCCAAGAAAAACGGGTTCCAAGGATTCATTGAAGAAGTTAAAAGAGGGCAGGACGATTTGATTATTGGGGAATACACAGAAAGCGAGTAATTAACCGGGGCGTCGGTTCCCCGGCGTCCCTTAAACAAAACAATATGGAAGTTAAAGAAATGACAATTGCGGACGTGTTGAAAACACCCGCTTTTTATAATAATCTGAAAGTGGTTATTCCCGATTTGGAAAACACCCGCAGAAAAGCCGGAATGATGGCGGACGCACCATTGAAGCGGCACCCGATAGACCGTTTGCAGGAACGAGGAGTTTTTGAACCGGGACAAATGACGGTATTGTATGCAAATGCAATGGATAAGAAGTTGCAGGGATATTCAAGCAGCGAAAGAAAGTTTATATTGGAAGTTGGCGGCGAAGCGTTTAATATTACAATGAAACAATTGGTTGACCAAGAAAAGAAAGACAATAGTACAGAATTGTTTGTTAAATGTTTGGATAATGAAAAAAAGAGAGATAACAGCAACGGGGATGATTAACAACAACGGCGGTTTGCAAATGTATATGGGCGAATTAAATCAATTCTTTGCAATGCACAAAGGTAGCCGCATAATCGCCCGTTTTACCGTTGCGTCCCCCGGTTCGTCGGAGGCATTGAAAGGGTATTATTTCAATTACGTTGTACCAACATTCAGAACCGGAATTTGGGAGGCGGGCGAACGTCTGACAGAGGAACAAACCGAACGCCGATTGCGTGAGTTGTCCCCGGTTATGTATGAGCAAACCCCGGATATTAACACCGGGAAATATGAAACTAGATTGCGGACAATTGCAGAGTTGAGCAATGCTGAATTAATAGAACATATCGAATTTTTAAAACAACTTGCAAGTGAAGAATATTGTTTGTATATTGCAGACCCAAATGAAATTTGATTATGGAAAATGAGATTTGGAAAGATATTCCCGGATATGAAGGGTTGTATGAAGTTAGTAATTACGGGCAAATTAGGTCTATTAAAAGATTAGAAAAATGCGGTAATAAAACAAGAATACGAAAAGAACGTATTTTGAAACAATCATTAAGGCGTGGTTATTTGTTTGTATCATTATGTAAAAATGGGGAAAAAGAAAATGTTGTAATACATAGAATTGTAGCATTATTATTTATTCATAACCCAAATAATATGCCGGAAGTAGACCATATTGATGGTAATAAAATTAATAATAAAGTCAGTAATTTACGATGGGTAACAGCAAAACAAAATAGCAATAATTTAAAATCCCCCAATACGTATATTGGTAAAAAACTAAATAAAGGAGGCAAGGCAGTTTTGCAATTTGATTTATCGGGTAACTTTATAAAAGAATGGGTTACAGCAATGGAAGTTGAAAGAAGTTTAGGTTTTAGACGTAGTTCTATAAGTAATTGTTGTAATGGCGTTTTGAAAACAGCATTTGGTTTTAAATGGAAATATAAATGATATGTTTTGCAAGTGTAACCAACCCCGTAAATGTTACCCGTTGAAAGATTGGCGGGTTATCCGGTACCAATATACGCCGCATGGATATAGCCGGGTTAAATGTTTGAAATGCGGTTGCGTGTGGATTACACGGGCAAATTATGTTGAACAAACGCCCAATAAAGACGGGCAAAAAAGATTTTTTATTATGAAAAAAGTAACATTGAAAGACAGCAAAGGAAATGAGGTAAACGACATTATGAAAGATGTTTTGACGTTCGATTGTGAAACAACCGGGTTGCCCCCAAAGGGCGCAAAATGGGACGTTGATTTTGCGGAATTTCCAAATATTGTGCAATTGGCATGGGCGGTAAACGAAAAGGAACGTTCCTACATTATTAAGCCGGAGGGATGGGAAATACCGGAAGCGTCAACAGAAGTTCACGGAATTACAGCAGATAGAGCAAACGCCGAGGGCGTCCCATTTGCTGATATTATAGGCGAATTTTTGGAGGATTGCGAAAAAGCCCGTTTGTTGGTAGGACACAACATTTACTTTGATACGTCAATTGTAAAAGCAATGATATTGCGAATTATGGGGCGTGAGTATTACGACGAAAAAGCCGAGGACGCATTGTTTAAGGGAAAACGAATTGATACCATGATGAAAACAATTAAATTTGTCGGCGCAATGTTTGCAAATGGACGCCCCGGAAAATTCCCGACGTTGGAAGACCTTTATAATAAATGTTTCCCCGGAGAAACATTCCCGGCGCATGATGCGTTGGAGGACGTGAAAGCCTGCAAACGTTGTATTCCGGTTTTGGTGGAAAATGGTATTATAGAACTGAAACCAAAACAATATCCGGCGGAACAATTGAAGTTAAACCCGGAACCGGAACCCGCAAAGACCAAAAAGGTAAAAAGGGAAGTTTTAGTTCACGACCCGAAACCGAAATTGGCACCGGATGCAGAGCCGGAAAACAAGGTTGCAAAATTGTTAAATGAAACAGACTTTTAAATTATGAACGAAGAAAAAAAAATGTGCATTGATTGCGTGGATTATCCGGTATGTTGTTTATCCGGTCGTTGTGCTGATGATGAACCGTGCGAGTATTTCCAAGAAGAAACCGACCCGGAGGAACCGGGAAACAATAAAGATTAAAAATTATGAGCCAAAAAAAACAAAATGTTATGCCGATTCCTACAAAGGAAAAGTTTTCATTATCGAAAGTAAAGTTATTGAAAGATGGCGGGTTAGACGTACATTATGAAGTAACGGAAGTTGTCGGAAATGAGAGTTACACGAACAAATACCATGTATTGAGTGCAAAAGACATACACCCGGATTTGCGTCATTTGTTTAATGATTTGCGCCCGATTATGGGACGTGTATTCAACATAACGTCATTTAAAACCATGATGGCAACGCCGGAGTTTAAAGCAACAAAGAAACAAACAGATATTGCAGCCGAATTTGCGAGAGAATGTTTGGGCAATATAGAGGTTAGGGGCGTTTCTTTGTCCGGGCAAGATGATAACGTAGGCGTCGTTTTAACCGGATTGTTTACCATATCAAACAATCAGAAAACAGCAATCAATACCCCACGAATGAAATATAACGTTGAAACGTTCGGTTTTGAGGAAGAGTTGGAAAACATTGTTTGCGATATTGAAAACGAGGTTTACGAATTTCTGTTTGAGGGCAAAAAGGCGCAAATGAATTTGTTCGGGGCTGATGGGGAACCCAACCCGTTAGTTTATGTAAATGATGCAGACAACGAAAATGAAAATGATATGTTCCCGGAAATGGCAGACCCGGCGGACGAGACAGACAATATGTAATGGAGCCAATATTGTTGACCGAGCGTTGCGAATATGAATATTGCGTTGCACGTGGTTACGAACCGTTATTGGATATTCGTAATTTTCGGTTAGATATACGGTTGCGTGTTGAGTTACAACGGGAAGTGTTCGGGAATTGCGTTTTAGGACGTGGCGACATTCCCGTTGCCAACCAACGGTTTTTCCGGTGGGTTTGGGAACATAAGCCGCACAGATGCGAGGAAACGTTGCGACCTTTGCACAATTTTTCGGCAACGTATTGTTCCCATATATTAACCCGTGGGGCATATCCGGAAATGGCGCATGACCCAAGGAATATTAATATACTTTGCTTTGAAATGCACAACCGTTGGGAGAATGGCGACCGTGAGAAAATGCGAATATATCCGGGCAACGTCCGGATTATTGAATTGCTTAAAAACGAATACAGAAGTTTGAAAATATGAGGACGAAAAAAAGAACACCCGATTACGGGGCAATTTCCCGCCGTTCAATCCGAAATGATTTTAAAAGGGTACAAAGGTACCCGGAAAGGGAGAAACGCCCGCAAATCGAAAATCCGCCCGAAATAAATGCAGAAAGACGGGTTTTGTTTGTTAGTGAAAATTCAGCATATTACCGATACCGTTCTTTTTTCGTCGGTAAATTGGTAAGACTAATAAAACAATCAAACGTCGGCGGTTGGATAGTTGGATTTGTTTACGACGACGACCGGAAAGCGATAAATCATGCCGCCGGATGGTCGGATATGAAAAAAGAATATTTGTTGGATGGCGTAAAATTTAAGTAGATGAAAATCAAAAAACAAACCGGATATAAAATTGTATTTTATACGTTCGTGGCGTTAACGGTTGCGTCATACATTTGGACGTTATGGTGTATTGGAAGTTGGATTTTTAAAGCTATATTTCTATGAGTGTAAACAAAGTTATTTTAATGGGTAACGTCGGAAAAGACCCGGAGTATAAAGATTTCGACAACGGCGGTTCGGTTGCGCAATTCACGTTGGCGACAACTGACAGAGCATTTAAAACGGCAAATGGTACAGAAGTACCGGAGCGCACCGAATGGCACAATATTGTTTTGCAAAATGGATTGGCAAAGGTTGCAAAAGAGTATGTAAAAAAGGGCGATAAACTTTATATTGAGGGGAAAATAAGGACCCGCAGTTATGAGGACAACAACGGCGTCAAAAGATACATTACAGAAGTTTACGGGTTTAATATGGAGATGTTGTCGCCAAAGAAAGACGGACAAACAACGCAGCAGGGAGGCGCACCAACACCGCCGCCGCCAATTCCCGACCAAGACAAAGATGATTTGCCATTTTGAGAATGAGGAACGAAATTAAAATTCAAATCTCGGAGGGTTCCCGGCTGATTGGGACACGGACAAAGGGGCGAACGGTTATTGTTTCTTTTGAATACAATAAGGAGGACGCAGCCGTTCCGGAGCCGGAACCGATACGACCAATTGGTTTTGCCCATTACAAGGAACCCGCCGGGAAAGATAAAAAATAAAGTTATGCAGTTTAATAGCAAAGAATATAACCCCGAAAAACACGACCGTTGGCGTGCGTTGACCGTCAAACAGCCATACGCAAATGATTTGGTAACGGCGGCATACAAAGACGAAAACGGCGTTGTTTACGGGCGAAAATCAATTGAAGTTAGAAGCAAAAAAACGTCATACCGTGGCGACGTTCTTATTTGTTCGTCGGCAAAACCGGTTTATCCCGGAATGGAAAGCGGCGTTACTTTGGGATTGGTTGAGTTGTACGACGTGAAGCCGATAAAAAAGTTTACGCCGGAGGATTGGGAAAACACCCGGATTCCAAAGGAAAAGAGGGCAAAAATAACAAAGGGTTTCGGATGGATGATGCGCAACCCAATACGTGTTGTTGAAATGCCAATTAAGGGGCAATTGGGTATCTATAATCTCGTATATACCAAGGGCGAAATAATACAATACCCCCGGAAAATGGTAATTGACAAAAAGAGTTGGGAACAGATAAAAAAACAGATAGAGAAATGAAAACAATCGGATTCCATATTGGACGTATCGGGTTTTATTTGTATCTGCAAAGTTTGTGGAAGTATAAGCAATTTTATTTGACGCCCGGAGTTATGGTTGAGGGCGTAAAAGGACATGACGTTTATTTAGATATTGAAATTAAATTGCTTTGTTTTTCCGTTGGTTTCCGGCTGATATGGATAAAAACCAAAAGAAATTATTAACTTTGTAATGTAAAATACTAAAAACGTGAGCGATGAAAGAGATAACAAAGATATTGCCATTAAATGAGGCGGCAAAGTTACAGACAGCCGCAGGCGAATATGATTGCACAATTACAGAGTTGGCGGTAATGGGCGGAGGAAAAGCGAGAATTGCAATTTCCGGAACGGAGGAAAATTTGGAATTATTGTTTAGTTCAATAGGCAATGAGGATAAAGAAACCACAACCGTTTGAACCCGGAAAACAATATAATCCCGGCGAACGTTCTGTTTACCGGGATATGATTGTAATTGCGGAAAGATGGGTTAACCCGTCAAAACGAATAGTTGAAAAGTTCGGAAAAAATTTTGGAATGTGTTTTTATAGATGCGGTTGTTGTGCAATCAAGAAAGAGGATTGCCCGGCGGTTGGGTTGAAATGCCATTGCACCAGCCGAACAGATGGAAAGACGATATATTTTAGATTTGTGCGTTTTATTAAAAATAACAGAAATGAAAAAGATTATTGATTTTATTGTTTCAATCCCGCACGACAAGTTATTGCATATTTTGGCGGGTATTGTTATTGCGATGGTCGTATTGCGTGTTGTTTCATTTGTCGGAGTTACGGGAATGATCGCACGAATGATCGCAATTGTTGTTGTTATCGCAGCCGGGTTGTTGCGTGAGTTTTACAACAAAAAGCACGGAGGCGTATTTGATAAAAAAGATATGTACGCCACAATATCGGGAGGTTTGATTGTCGCATTGTTAACCGTTTATTGATTGAGTTATGAAAGAAAGCAGATTAACCCCGTTTGATGCGGAAACAATTCTGATGATAAAGAGTGTTACCGGGCATGAACCGGAAATTACAGAAAAGGCAGAATTGTTTGAAATGAAAATGTATGTTGACGACAAAGACGAATATATTGTAAAAGCCGCAATTGATGCGGTTATTGGTCGTTATGGAATGAGAGTGCGAGCCGTTGAATATATCCGGGAACAAATATTTTTGCGTGGGGCGACATTCTTTGTTGAGTACGAAAAAGGTGCGGAAAATTTGCCAAACGAAGTGCGTGCGGATAAGAGAGAACCGAACGAGAAAGCCGGATATTTGTATTGCCGCAGATTGTTAGAGGTTAGAGCCGTTCCCGTTTCACGTGATAATATCGAAAGACTGATTGATTTTACCGGAGGCGGAACAATGGAGATACCAAGAAAGCCCGGCGGAATTGGTTTATATTCTTTCATAACAGAAAATGGCGTTATTATGAGCGTTCCGGAAAGATGGGTGGTTGTAAGGTTCCCGGATGGACGATTTGGAAAAATGGACTACAAAACATTTGTAGAAGAATTTGAAGAAAAGGAAGAAAACAACCACGTATTAAGTTTTAGCGAAAAAAGATTGTTTGCAAAAATGAATAATCTTTTCGGAAAGAACATACAAAGCAGATTTTCCAAATTAACCGAGGAATACCACGAATTGTTTGTTGTTGCTGATGATATGTTGGTAAACGGGATAATGCCGGACGATATGACGGAAATAATAGACGAATTGGCAGACATGAACGCCGTTTTGTTCCATATCGCAGCATTGTTCGGTTATATCCAAAAGGAATTGTTGGAAATAGCATACAAAAAAATTGCAGGCAGGGAGAAAAACCCGGAGTTCATGCGTAAACACCCGCACAAGGAACCGGAAAGCCCGGTTTGTGGGAATTGCAGTAACTTTGAAAATGAAGATACGGAGGGCGACGGATTTTGCAACGAGCAAAACAGAATGAGGCATTGCAGTTGTATTGCGTGCAATCAATAGCAGGAAAGACAGACCGCCGAGGAATACAAACAAATTGAACAACGTTTTAATAAAGTACAATAACATGAAAAAGGATTTTATCAAAGAATTAGCCGAATTGATTAATAAACACGGTTTGGAAAAAGAAATGAGAGATACCCCGGACTATATTTTAGCCCAAGTTTGCGTTGATGCGATGGCAGTATTTTCGGAAGCAATCGCCCGTCGTGACGAATGGCACGGATTCAGAAAGGCAGACGAAAAGAACGCAAAGGACGCAAAAAGAAATTACCCGGATGATTGCAATATTTGCAAAGACCGTTTCAAATGTGCTGACTTTATGAATAAACAGCCAATTTCAAATCTGATTCAACGAATGAGAAAGACAAACGACGAAGAAGAAAGAAAGGCAATTTATGATTTTGTAAAGACAGCATACAAGGCAACGTTGCCAAAGAATTTGGAAGATATTCCGCAGGAAGTAAAAGACGTTGCCGGAGTATTGGAAAAGACATTGGGCGCACGTGTAGAGATACGACACATTGAGGTTCCCGGAAATAAACGCAGATTCAGAAAGAAACCAAGAAAGGAGGGCGGGAATGAAGCCCGTTGAATTTCCCGGCGTGAACGTAGTCTTTGCAAAAGACCAACCGGAATATATGCCGTTACCTGCAATGAAAATCCCCAATGACCCGCAGGGGCTTATAATTACCAAATGGCAGTTATCCCCGGAAGAATTGGAGAGAGTAAAAGAAACCGGAACAATACATTTGTCAATGCTGACGTTTAACCAACCATTGCAACCCGTATTGTTAACCGTGGATTTACCAACAGAAAAATAATAAAGTCATGGATAAAGAAACATACGTAAAGAGAGTTCAAGAATTGAACCATATAAGACAAAAGGCTTTGGAGTACAACGAAAAGGAAAAAGCCAAAGCGGATGAAAGCTACATAAAAGAAAATTGTCCGTTTAAAATTGGGGATAGAGTGAAACAAGGTGAAAATATTGGCACAATTGAAGAAATAAGAGTTGACAATGACGGAAAGTTTGAATATACCATACGAAAGAAAAAGAAAGACGACACCCCGTCAAAAATATGCTTTAAAACCTTTTCATGGTATAGAAATAATGTAGAAAAGGCATAATAAACGCCCCGGAATTATAACCGGGGCTTTGCCGTTTAGGTACCGGAATGAAAGAAAGCCAAAATTAGCCCCGTAGGGCGACGAAAATACAAAAGACAATAAAAGTATCAAGTAACAAATGAAACCAGCTTAAAACGAAAATACCCCGAAAATAACAAGCAAAGGGAAAGCGACGTTTGAGAGGAAAGCAAAGTAATTGGTTTTGCTGTTATAAAAAGGTTTGAAAAATGGAAGCGAGTAAAAGACAAAGGGGCGGACGCCCGAAAATGTGCAAACGAACAAAAGACCAAAGGGAGTTTGATTTGGCTTTTTGTTCAAATCTGTTTTTACGTGGTTACACGTATAGGGAGATTTCGGAAAGACTGAATGAGGAAAACGCCCGGCGTGGCGTCGGTTATACCATAACAAAACAAATGGTATATTGGGATATGCAACAATTGCTAATTGAGTGGAAACGTGAACGTATGGAAAATATAGACGATTACGTTACGCAGGAATTGCGAAAGTTGGATAAAATGGAGGTTGAATTGTGGGAGGCGTGGGAACGTTCAAAGACCGGGAAATTGCGAGAGAAAAACAGACAGAACGCAAAGCCCCGTAAAGTGTTGGAGGATGGCGACAACCCGGAATATTACGGGTATGAGGAAACCACAACGGAAACGTCCGCCGGAAACCCCCGGTTTTTGGATTTGCTTTTGAATGTGCAGCAACGCCGGGCAAAGATGTTGGGATTTGATGCGCCAATAAAAGTTGATATACCGGGATTGAAAGAAAATACAAATAGCGATGCGCCGAAATATGATGTTGCCGCAATACCGGAGGATTTGTTGTTTGCGGTCGCCGATAAATTGCAAACAGCAGAATATAAAAAACAATTAGCAGAAAAAGGAGTAATTGACGATGGTACGAACAACAAAGAATAATATCAAGAAAAAAGACGAACCGAAACCCGTACACACGTGCGGCGAATGTGGTTGGGGTAAATATTATTACGACCATTCAAATTTGGATATGAACGGGAACCCAATTTGTTTAAAATGCCCGTTTGTCGAAAATCGCAGTATAATACGTTCGGAAAAAGCGTGCGACAAATGGAAAATGAAACAATAAATTGGTTGTTTTTTAAGATTTCCGGTTTTTAAGTCAGAAAAAATACGGGGGTAAGACAAAAATATATGGTTTATTTTTAAGAATTAAACAAAATGGATAAAGAACAATTGCTTAAAATGTATGCAGCATTGAAAAACAACCCCGGCGAGATAGTAAAAGCGGCGGCACGCCATAGGCTGATAAACTTTGCCCGGTACATGCAACCGGATTTGGCTTTGGAACCGTTCCACGTCGTTTATTATACGCTATTGGATAAGTTCGCCCACGGGGAAATAAAAAAAATGATTGTGCAAATGCCGCCCCAGCACGGAAAATCGGAGGGTTCAAGCCGAAAATTACCCGCTTTTATGTTGGGATTGAACCCGGACACAAAAATTTGTATTGGTTCGTATGCTGCCACAATTGCAAGGGATTTTAACCGGGACGTTCAACGAATAATTGACACCCCAAAATATCGGGAAATATTTCCGAAAACCTTTTTGAACGGTTCAAATGTGGTAACGATGGCAAACACGTATTTACGAAATTCTGACGTTATAGAAATGGTTGGGCATAAGGGTGCGTTGCGTGTTGTAGGTCGTGGCGGTTCTTTGACGTCAAAAACGGTTGATGTATCTATTTTGGACGACGTTTACAAAGATTATGCCGAGGGCAACAGCCCGATTGTACGTAATGCGGCATGGAAATGGTACACGACCGTTGTACGTACCCGTTTGCATAATGATTCCCAAGAATTAATTGTGTTTACCCGTTGGCATGATGATGATTTGATTGGACGTATTGAAAAAAGCGGGGAAACCGTAATTGAGATTAAAAGTTGGGACGATGTAAAGAACATTCCGGCGGGCGCATGGGTACGCATTAACTTTGAGGGATTGAAAACCGGGGAGCCAACAGAGATTGACCCACGGGAACCGGGGGCGGCGTTATGGGATAGACGACACAGCCGGGCAAAATTGGAGGGACAAAGAGCGTTAGACCCCGTACAATTTCAATGTTTGTATCAAGGCAACCCCGGAAACGCAGAGGGTAAATTGTACCGGAACCCGTTCCGAACATACGTTGACAAATCCGAATGGGGGACGTATGTACGTAGTGGCAATTACACAGACGTTGCAGACGAGGGCGACGACTTTACATTTTCGGCGTGTTATGACGTTTACAAATCCGGTAATGAGGCATGGAACGAACAAAAGAAACGGTTTGAACCGATTTTGTATGCGCTAATTACTGACATGGTATTTACGCAGGAAAATACAGAAGTAACATCCGTTACCGTCCCGGAAATGATAAACCGTTGTGGAACGCAAAAAGCATGGATTGAAAGTAACAACGGCGGTGCCGGGTTTGAAAAGTTGATACGTAAAAAGATAAAAGCGATTTCCGAACCATTTTACCAAGGTGCCAACAAGGAAAGCCGCATTATAACAAATTCGGCAAGCGTCAACGCCCAAATCATAATGCCGTTAGGATGGGAGGAACGTTTCCCAAAGATACATGAACACGTAACCGGGTTTTTGCGTGATTTCCCAGCAAATGAGCATGACGACCCGGAGGACGGTTTGACCGGAATATATGAAAAGGAATTGGCGGACGGCGATACAAGACCATACAGCCAAGCAATAAGGGGCATTAAACGTCGTAATTAGCATTTTATTTCATATATGCAAGGATTTAGCCGAAAATATTATAACTTTGCAATAAGTGATGGGGCAAAGGGTTAGCCCCCGGAGATAATAACAAAAGTTTTAACGTTAAAAAATTAAGATTATGGCTATTTGTAAATGCCCGGCAGCAACAGCGTTGCCAAACATTCCAAACTTTACGTGTGCCGAGGGTTTCGGACAGATTCAGAAAGTAGCGTTTCAGAGATTGCATAAAAGCACCGGAGAAAAAAATTCATTTACCACGACGGCGGGTATTGGGAAAAAAGCGTCATGGACGCCGTTGTTATCGGCAGAGGACGACACGAAAGTTGTTGTCTCCCCGTATATCCAAGCACCGACAGCAGAAGCAGGCGCACCCCGTACGTTCGGCGGAGGAAACGAAACGTTGGGCGGTATTGAAGAAATTATTGGACGTGAGCCAACCCCATTTACGGCGGTTATGCGTAAAATGCCGCAATCACTGATTAAAGCATTGAAAGATTTGCAATGTGAAAGCGATTCCCAAAATTTGGGGGTTTATTTGTTTGATGAAAACGGCGCAATTGGTGCATTGCAAGACCCGACAACAGCAACAACGCATTATCCTATTCCAATTCGTTCTTTGTTTATCGGGGATAAAACATTGGGAGGATTTGAGGCACCCGATAGCAACGCAATACAATGGGCGTTTTTACCTAATTGGTCGGATGATTTGGCTATTATCGTACCGGAAGATTTTAACCCGCTAACAGACTTAAAAAATGCAGCAGGGTAAACAAACAATAGTGACGTTGGAAAATGAAACATTGAAAACGACACGAGATTTTGAAGTTAGCCACGCCGAAAGACTTTTAAAAATGCCAAATAACGGCGGTTGGCAGTTGCCGGAAAATAGTAAATTTGAATTTGACAAAGAAAATGGGCTTAGATATAAGAGAAATAAAAAAGCAGATAACGGAGCCACGGAACAAAGCGGCGATAAGTAGGGCGATTTACCACCAAAACCGCATACGATTTCATGCGGAAAAGGCGTTGACGCCATACATTACGCAACCCGTGACCGATTTTTTGGCTTATGTTTCAAACCTTATACCCGCAGACAAATTCAAAGTGTTCAAAACATTGTTCCGTTACCCCGTAAAGACAAACGAGGTAACGGGCGTTTGTTTTGATAAGTTGAGCCGCATTTTTGACGGTCGTAACCCGGCGTTCAATTATCAGTTTATGAACAGCGAACAAAGGGACGATTGGGAGTATTACAGACAACACGTATTGGAAGAACCCGAAATTTGGAGCACAAAGGGATGGGAATATTTCAAAACCGAAATTAACAGCGTATTAATTGTTGATTTGCCAAAAGAGCAATCCCCCGGCGATAATTACCCGCAACCGTACTTTTATTGGTTGCCAATAGAACACGTTATTTCATACAAGGCAGACAAAACAACGGGCGTTATGCGTTGGATAATATTCCGGCAGGACGACAACCGTATTGCCGTAATTGACGATGAACGATACCGGGTATTTACCGAGGGAAAAGGCAATATTGGCGAATTGCTGATTGATAGCCCGCACGATTTGGGATATTGCCCAGCACGTTTTTTTTGGAACGAACCATTGAGTTTGAGAGAACCGGACGTTAAGGCGTCCCCGTTAACAACCGAGTTGGAAAGTTTAGATTGGTTCCTTTTTTATCATTTATCAAAGAAAAATTTGGATATGTACGGGTCGTACCCGATTTATTCCGGATATGAACAAAGTTGCGATTTTACGAACGGCGAAAACGGCGATTATTGCGACGGCGGGTTTTTGAAAGATAAACAAGGCTATTATAAATTAGACCAAGCGGGTTTATTGATGCGTTGCCCGAAATGCGGAGATAAACGAATTGTCGGGGTTGGTTCATTCATTGAAATTCCGGTACCGGACGGCGACAAACAGCCGGATTTGCGCAACCCGGTTCAGATGTTGACCGTTGACCGTAATAGTTTGGATTATAACGTTAGCGAGGAAGAACGGTTGCGTACAAACATAATTACGGCGGTTGTTGGTACCAACGAGGAAATAACAACCCGTGAAGCATTAAATGAACAGCAAATTAAAGCCAATTTTGAAAGCCAAAGCACGGTATTAAACCGAGTAAAAAAAGGCTTTGAGGCGGCGCAAAAGTTCGTTGACGAAACCGTTTGCCGTTTGCGTTATGGAACAATGTTTGTTTCGGCAAAAATCAATTATGGCACCGAGTTTTATTTGTCTGATGCAACCCAATTGCGAGAACGTTATAAGATGGCGAAAGAAAGCGGAGCAAGCGAGGGGGAATTGGATGCGCTACAAAATCAGATTATCGAAACGGAGTACAGACACGACCCAATACAAATGCAACGTATGTTAGTGTTGGCAGAATTGGAGCCGTACCGACATTTGACACGTCCGGAAGTATTAGAATTGTACGAAAAACAGCTAATTACCGAGGATGAATTGCGCATTAAATTGAATTTCGCTAATTTTGTACGTAGGTTTGAACGTGAGAATACAAACGTTTTGGAATTTGGCAGCCAAATACCATTTTCCAAGAAAATTGAAGTAATAACAAATAAATTTTATGATTATGCGAGTGAAAGCAGAAACAGAGGGTAAAACAAAGGACGTCGGATTGTTGGACGTTACCCCGGAAAATTTCATTGTGCCGCAAGGCGAGGAAAGTTTTTACCATTGTCGTATTGAGGTCGTAAAATTCAACCAAGAAACGGGCGAAAGAATTTCACGACCACGTATGCAGGTTTTCGGCAAAAAGTTCTTTGAAACATTCGGATTGCACAATTTGCGAAAAATGGGTTATAAAGTTGACATTATGCACGCCCCGAACGTTTGGGAGGCAGCGAACAAAGAAAAGATTGAAGCCAGCAAACGAGCAAAGGCAGAAGCAGCAGCAAAGGCGGCAGCAGAAGCAAAGGCGGCAGAACGTGAACAAATGAAAGCCGAAATTATTGCAGAACTGACAGCCGCCGGAGTTATCCCAGCAGAACCAAAGAAAGCCGGACGAAAACCAAAAGCCGAAAAAACAGCAAAAGCAGAGGAAGCGGCAGGCGATAGCCCGGAAAACAACGAGAATGTTTAACCATTAAAAATTACGAATATGGCACAGATTGCACAGCAAGACAATTTGGTTATTGAAGTAGCCACAACCGCCGCAGCATTGGACGGCGACACAAAGAAAAAGTTGATTGAATGTATTGAGGGCGGAACAATTACCGACGTTATTTTGGTAACAAAAGAGGTTGAAAAGGAAATCAGCCATGCACGTGTTGTTAGTTGGTTGGTTGACACAACCGGGGATTCCCCAAAATACACAATTGATATTATTAACGCAAACAGCGGAGCAGTAGAAGCAATCGCACTTAATTAATTCAAAGGGTAAGAATATTATGTTAACGAGAGAAATTTTAGTTGCAAATGCGGCTTTGTCGGGATTGTCTGACGAACAGATTACAGCGATAACAACATTATCGCAGAATGACGAAAACAGCGTTATTGCCAAGAAAACGGGCGAAATTTACGGGGCTTTGGATGCCGATATTTTGGCGGTTTCCGGTATCGCTAAAAATGGAACCGAAAAAACGTATGATTACGCAAAACGTGTAATGGGGGAAATGAAAACAAAAGCCGATGGCGCAACCGGGCTGCAATCGCAGATTGATTCATTGACCAAGGAAAGAGCCCGTTTAGAAAAGGCAATTGCCGATGGTGCGGCAGATGCGGAAACCGTGAAAGCATTGAAGCAGGCAAAAGCAGATTTGCAGAACGTGACAACGCAGTTTACCGAGTTGACAACCAAGTATGAGGCAGAAAAGGCAAACCACGAAAAAGAATTGTTCGGAGTAAGAATTGACAACGCATTGCAGACAGCCGCCGCCGGGCTTAAATTCAAAGCAGGATTCCCGGAAAGCGTAACAAAGGTTATTTTGACGCAGGCGACCGAAAAAGTAAAAGGCATGAACCCGGAATATATAGACGACGGAAACGGCGGAAAGGTTTTGGCGTTCAAAGATGCAAGCGGCGCAATTATGCGCAATCCAAACAATCAGTTGAACCCATTCACGCCCGCCGAGTTGCTGACAAAAGAATTGGAAACGATGGGAGTATTGGAGCAGCAAAGACAACAGCCAGGAGGCGGCACAAAAAAGCCCGCAGGCGGTGCCGGAGGCGGCGGAATTACATTGGACGTAAGCGGAGCCAAAACGCAATCAGAGGCGTACGAACTTATTACAAAACAATTGATGGCGCAAGGTAAAACGGTAGGTTCCAAAGAGTTTGACGAAGATATGAGAAAGGTTTGGCAGGAAAATAGTATTAACAAATTGCCGGAGAGATAACCGGGTAATGGGTAAACCCGCATTTAATAACAAATTAAAATAAAAAGACTATGAGTTTAATTGCAACAAGATTACAGAATTGGCGAGTAGAAAACCCGGAGTTAGACCGTAATATGACCCGCCCGTGCGAGTATGGCGCATTAGATTTTTTCATTGAACAGACCAACGCCGGAAATTCCATTTTGTCCCCGAAATTGCGTGAACGTGCGTTTGCCTCAATCGGAAATACGGTACAAGTTCCGGTTATCAATTACGATGGCGACGTTACGGTTAGCAACGTTCGTACGTGTGTTATCCCGGACGATGAAAACACGTCCGCACTTTATACCGTGGTTTGGGCGACATATTCCGTCGGCTTTACAATGGTGCCAACGTTGTATATGAACAACGAAATTTCGTATGACCACGATTTCAACCGCAAAATGGAAAAGGTTTGCAGAGCGTTTGCAAATTCGTTAGACCAAGCAGCCGTTGCAGCGTTGGAGGCAGGAAAAACCCAAATATTGAAAGACAAGTTGAATTACAAATTCACCGCCAACGTTATTGAGGTTCCAACGCAGATGGCAACCGAAATTATGGGCGATATTAACCCGATTATGCGTGCAAATTGTTATCCGGGTTTGGTTCACGTCGTAGGTAACGCCGGAATTGACAGCCTTATTAAAAAATTGGCACAGCACGGTATTTATAACGACGTAAACAAGCGTATGGAATACGAAAATAAAGTGTTCCATTATACAAACAACGTCGTAAATGAAGTTAGCAAAAACGGCACATTCTTTGCCGTAGAGGATGGTAACGTTGGCGTTTTAACACGTGTTGACCGTGAGGCGTTGAACCGCACCCGTGCGAATTTCCACGAATGGGACGTTGTACGTTTGCCGTACATTGATTTGCCCGTTGGTTCGCACTATTACACAGCAGTTGGCGACCAGTCACAGACAGCAGGCGCAGCGAGTGCCGATATGACGTGCAACGTGAAAGAATATTTTGGATTTAGCGCAGACGTTGCGTTTGTAATTGCTTACAACAGCGACCCAACAACCGTTGCAAATCCGATTATCAAAGCGCAGATTGCAGCACGTGCGGGAAATGTACCTTTGGGTATGCCTGTATATGTAACCAACGCCGGGGAATTTCCCGCCGGAGGTGCAGGCGCATAAGCCGGAAAACGGAACAATTATTTAACCGAGGGGACGGGGTGGTTATCCCCGCCCCCTTATTTATTGCAATCTTAATTCCTAATATGGGAAATAAATGGGCGTTTTTATGATAAGAATAAATGAAATATGCGAAGCGTTAAAAAATGTGTGCGGGTGGGAGCAATCATACGACCCGGCAAAGGCGATAGACGACAATTTAACGCAGACGGAAAGTGGGTTGTATTTTCAAGGTGCGCACCCGCTTTTGACGTTGGATAATATGGCGGCGATTATGCCGGATGATTGGGGGCTGCAATACCCGGAATGGAACATGATATTGCCGTACAAAGCCGGGCAGAAAGTGAGCCATAACGGTATTGTTTGGATTGCTAAAATTGACAACACCGGAGAGGAACCAACGGCAAGCGATTTTAATAATGATTACAGCCGGGAGGATTACGGAAACCCATATTGGAAACCGTATAATATGTTGACGGACTTTTTGGAGAGAATGACCCGAAACGGAATTGCGACCGCAATACAGACGTTTACACAGATTAAGCAGTTGGATAAAGAAACACGTAATTTGTTGGAGCGAAAAACGTTCTTTGATGGTGCCGGACGCATACGGGCGACGTTGCAAAACAATCATAAGTTGGTAGGATTTGAAATTGTCCCGGTTCGTGCAATGGGAGTGACGGCGAAAATTGAAAAGATAGGTTTGCAAATGACCGGGGGAACCGGGGTTGTTAGAATGTATTTGTTTCATTCGTCGCAGATAGACCCAATAAAGACTTTTGATTTGAATTTTACCGTTACAAATGGCGGTTTTCAGTGGTTCCCGTTAACTGATTGTTATTTGCCGTATATAAGCGACAAGAACAACGCCGGGGGGTCGTGGTTCCTTTGCTACAATCAAGACGAATTACCCGCCGGAATGGAAGCAATTAACGTATCAAAGGATTGGAGCCGGGAGCCGTGCGGAACGTGCAACATGGGTTCCGTTGAGGTTTGGCGAGAATTGACAAAGTATTTGCAAGTAACGCCGTTTATGTATAATGCGCCGGAAACGTTCGCAGAATACCCGGAGTTGTGGGATATTGCATACACGATGTACACACGAACCCAAAATTACGGGCTGAATTGCGAAATTACTATTGGATGCGATTTAACGGATTTCATTATTTCCCAAAGGCAGATTTTCCAAACGGTAATACAAAGACAAGTTGCTGCAATTGCATTGCGGACGTTGGCAATGAACCCCAACGTAAGGGTTAACCGCAATCAATCAAACGCAACCCGGATGGATATTTTGTATGAGTTGGACGGCAACACGTCCGGCGTTCGTCCCGGCGGTTTAGGTTACGACCTTAAAAAGTCTTATGAGGCGTTGCAAATAGATACGCAAGGGTTAGACCGTATCTGTTTAGCCTGCAATAACCGTGGGGTAAGATACAGAACCGTGTAATTATATAATTCAAAGGGAAAGTTGTATATAATTTCATGTAAAAGTTGTATTTATGAAACGGATAACCGATTTGCGAAAAAGGGTTGCGGATTTCAACGAGGCTTTGACGTCCGGGCGGATAATACAAAACATTATATGGGACAATGAGTCATATATAGTTGATTTGAACGCCGAGGAACAATTGTTTGAACAAGGTATTAACCGTTTGGGCGTCGAAATTTCGGATTATGCACCATACAGCCCCGTAACAATCGCAATTAAAGAGGCTAAGGGACAGCCGACAAACCGGGTAACGTTACGGGATGAGGGAGATTTTGAAAGTAGTTTTTATTTAGAGGTTGGCGACAAACAATTTGAAATTAAAGCGTCTGACTTTAAAACAGAGGATTTAATAAAAAAATACGGTCGTCAAATATTGGGTTTAACCGACGAAAATATTTCAATATTGATTTGGAAATATATTTTCCCGGATTTAATGGCAGAAACAAAAAAACAAATTTATGGCAAATAATGTAAAAGCCCCGGTTATTGACAACCCGGAATTGTTAGACCGGATAATTGGAAACATGCAAAACGGATTGGTTGATAATTTGCCGTGGTTGGATTTTGCATTTGGCAGGGCGGAAAGACTTGTTAAATACAACGGGAACCAAAAGCGATATTATACGCCAAATGTTTATTCCGGCAATAACGATTATATGGAAGTAACGCCGGATGCAAATATTGGTAATTTCTGTTTTTTTTGGGTTGACGACCCGCAAAACATAAGTTGGGAACCCGGCGTTGATATTGGGATAAAAACGGCGTTTTCGATTATCTTTTGGTTTGATTACAGAAAGATATACAACGATGCAAGCACACGCAACAAAGAGGATTTGAAGCGGCAAATATTGGACGTTTTGAACGGCGGTTTTTTGGTGCGAAATGGAAGTTACAGAATAAACAAAGTGTACGAATTGGCGGAAAACATTTACCGGGGCTTTTCGTTGGATGAAATAGAAAACCAATTTTTAATGCACCCGTTCGGCGGATTCCGGTTTGAGGGCGAATTGAGTATTGGAGAAACATGTAAATTGTAGTATATGGAACATTTTATTTATAACATTATTGTTGTCGCATTAATAGCGGCTTTTGTGCTGACGTTATTACGCAAATGGGGCGTCATTGAATGGGTACAGATTCACGGGAACGATTTCTTTTCAAAGATGTTTAATTGCGATTTCTGTTTGTCGTGGTGGGCGTGCGTTTTGATTTGTTTCTTTGCGTTGATATTTACCGGGAACCCCGCATTTTTGGGCGTTCCCTTTTGTAGTACAATGATAACACGTGTTTTATTATGAAGAATGTACAAATAAAAGGAATGAACGTTGAGTTGTATGATTCAATCGAGGATTTGCCAATTATGCGTTTCCACAAGTATAACAAAATGCTTTTGGTTGACGCCGGGGTTGGTTCCGATTTGTCGGATTTTGACCGACATATTGAAAAGGTAATACGTTATTTGAACAGCCCAACGCCAAACATGGCAACCGTTGAGTTGGAAAATATGCGCCAAAACATATATTTCATTCAATCCGAGGTTTCCCCCCGGCATTTGGCTTTTGCCGTGTTGGTTAAATCAATAAATGGTAAACCCCGAAATGATTTGTCAGATGATGGATTGCAACAAACAATGAGTCTTTTTAAAGACGTTGCAAATTCAGAGATAACCGCCCATTTGGAAGCGGTTAAAAAAAAAATAGACGATGAATTGCGTTTGTATTTTCCCCGGTTGTTCGATGATGCGACATTGAAAGAGTATTACGATAAATTGAAACAAAGAACGATTGTTGTATTACGCACAATAATAGACGGTCGGGCAACCGAGGCGGACGCAAAAGAGATTGACGACATTACGGCGGAGTTGATAACCTATTTCAACCCGCAGACGTTTACCGGGTCGGAAAGCGTGGAAATTAGGCATGACAGACAATTTGAAAATATGTGTTTGATATTGTCCCAAAATTTGCATGTTGACCCAAAGAAATTTACCGTTTTGGAATATTACAACGCATTTGAGTATATCAAGGAACAAGCCAAAAAAGCAAACAAGCAAAAAAAGGTAAAATAAGGCGATTTCCGGCGTTTTTATTTTTAGGCGATAAATTACACGTTTGAGAAAAGAAAATGCAACAGACGGGGAATATCCCGTAAATAACTTAACAATCGGCGTATGGCAGATAATAACAACCCAATCAAATATTCGGATTTAATAAGCCCGGATAATTCGATTACAGATTTGATAAAACAATTGGATGAACTTTCGGACACCTATACAAATGCACTGAAAAATATCAAAGCCGAGGCAATACAATTGGCGGAGATTCTGAAAAAGGTTTCCGGCGCAACGGAGGACGGGCGAAAGACAACCAAAAAAGCCGCAGACGATGCGGAACGTTTGGCACGTGCGCAACGTGATTTGGCGTTTGCAGAAAGCGAGAACGCCAAAAAGTTAGCCGAGTTAAAATTGGCACAGCAAGAAGCGAACCAAATTAATAAACTGATTGTGAAAATAAATCAATCCGCCGAGGGTAGTTATAACCGTTTATCGGCGCAATATTCATTGAATAAGATTTATTTAAACAACATGACTAAAGCCGAACGGGAAAACACCGAGGAGGGGCGAAAATTGGTTGCACAAACCAAAGAAATATACGAAGAAATGAAACGTTTGCAGGAAGCAACCGGGAAATTTCAATTGAACGTCGGAAATTATACGGAGGCATCCGACGCAATTATTGCGTATGGCGACAAATTAAAAGAAACGTTAGGTTTAAATAGCGCATTTGGCGAAAGTCTTTTGGCGTTAGGACGTGGCGGGGCTGAAAGTAAAGCAGTTTTTACAGCTATTGGCGACGGGGCAAAAGCATTGGGAAAAACTTTGTTGGGATTACTTTCAAACCCGGTATTTTTGGCGATTGCCGGAATTGCGGCGGCGGGTGCGGCGTTCAAATGGTGGTACGATTATAACGCCGGGTTAGTTGAGGCAACGAGATTGACGCAACAATTTACCGGGAAAAGTGGCGATGATTTGAAAGCGTTTAGAAATGAGGTGCAAGCCGTCGCCGATTCATTCAACGCAGATTTCCGGGAAACATTGATTGCAACAAACGCATTATCAAAACAATTTGGTATTTCTGCAAATGAGGCATTGCAATTGGTTAAGGATGGGTTTTTAGCCGGAGGCGATGCGAACGGGGAATTTTTAGACACGTTGAAAGAATACCCGGCATATTTCAAAGAGGCGGGAATATCAGCAGACCAATTTGTTGCAATTGTTACCCAAACAAACAAAATGGGTATCTTTTCAGACAAAGGCGTTGACGCAATTAAGGAGGCAAATTTGCGTTTGCGTGAAATGACGACGGCGACGGCGGCGGCTTTGGACGGTATCGGTATTTCGTCGGAACAAGTTCAAAAAGATTTGCAGACCGGAACCAAAACAACGTTCGATGTTATACAAGACGTTTCCGCAAAATTGGCAGAATTGCCGGATAATGCGGCAACGGTCGGGGCTGCAATTGCAGATATATTCGGGGGGCCCGGAGAGGACGCCGGATTGCAGTATTTGCGCACGTTGAAAGATATTTCAACAAACATGGATGAAGTAAAAGGGAAAGCCGGAGTTTTGGCGCAATTGCAGGAGGAACAATTGCAAAGCCAAATTGAGTTGCAAAACGCATTATCCGGGTTGTTTGACGCAACCGGAGGGAATTTTGAAACGTTGACAACGCAGGCAAAAGTTTTTGTTAACCAAGGATTGACGGCGATAATAAAAGGGGTTATTGATGTTGTCAATTACTTGATTGAGTTATACAATGAAAGTGTTTTGATACGTGCAATTTGGAATGGGATTGTTGCCGGATTCAAAACAACATTTGATACGTTGGGAAATTTGTTTGGATTCTTTATTGATATAGTCAAAGCAACCGGAACCGCATTAAAGGGGGCGTTTACGTTAGATTTTGACGAAGTAAAAAAAGGATTGGCAGATTATGCAGCAGCGTACGGAAATTTGGTTAAAGCCCAAGTTAAAGACATAACAGAAAATTTCCAAGAGGGTTTGGATGGTATGCAAAAGAAAATAAAACCGTTAACAATCCCGGTTTCTGTTGGAGATACCCCGACGCCACAAACAGACAATAAGCCCGTAACGACACAGAACCCAACCGTAACGCCAAGGGGTAAAAGCGATGCGGAAAAGGCAGCAGAACAACAAGCAAAGCAAATTGAAGCGGCATATAAAAAGAATTTGGAAGCAACCCGAAAATTGCAGGATGCACAATTGCAGTTGGAAACCGACGAATGGGCAAAGCGTCGCCAACAAACGCAATATCAGTATTCCCGCCAAATTGAGGATTTACAACACCAATTGCAGACCGAAAAGGATTTGAACGAAACCGGACGTCAAGCGATAAACGCCACAATTACGGCGTTGGAACAGCAACAAACCGAGGCGTTATTGAAAATCGAACAAGACCGACAATTGCAGGAATTAGCGTTACAGAAAGAAAGCATTGAATTACGTTTGCAAGCAGTCAAAGAGGGAAGCGAGCAGGAAAAACAATTGCGGATGCAGTTGTTGGAAAACGAAAGACAAACCGCATTATTACAGAACCAACAGAAACCGACCGGGCAACAGCAGGACGCCGCGGCGATTAATGCAAGTTTTGACGCAAAGGGAGCCGGAATTGCGGACGAATATTTGCAAGCGCAATTACAGATATTCGACCAACAACAAGCGTTGGCACAATCGGAGTTTGATTTGTTGAGAAATTCAGAAGCCCGGAAAACTCAATTCCGTTTGCAAGCAGAAAAGGAACGTTTGCAAAAGGTTTTAGAATTAAATCAGCAAGCCGCCAATAAATTGTCTGATGTTGAGGTACAAACAATTCAAAACACTATTAAAAAAATAGACCAAGAAATTGAGCAATCCAAAGGGGAGGAACGAGGAACAGACATTTACGGTTTGTTTGGGCTTAATTTGGACGACGACCAAAAAGAGGCAATTAATACGTCTATGCAATACGCATTGGATGCGTTAAATACATTCACGGCGGCACGTGTTGCCGCAGCAGATGCAGCCGTTGAGCAAGCGGATAAAGAGGTTTCCGCCGCACAATCGGCGTTGGATGCAGAATTGGAAGCAAGGGCAAACGGGTACGCCAATAATGTTGTACAAGCGCAAAAGGAGTTGGATTTGGCAAAGAAAAACCAAGAAAAAGCGTTGAAAGAACAACAGAAAGCGCAAAAACAGCAGGCAGCAATACAAACATTGCAGCAAATCGGAAACATGGTAACAGCAACGGCGCTGATATGGTCGCAATTAGGTTTCCCGTTTGCAATACCTGCAATTGCCGTAATGTGGGCGAGTTTTGCAGCGTCTAAAATCAAGGCGGCGCAATTGGCAAAACAGACCGGAGGAACCGGAGGAACGGAAACATACGGCGACGGTACCGTTGAACTTTTGGAGGGCGGTTCGCACCAA